ATCTTGCAGGTACATCGTCTGCCTTTTCCATTCTACCCATATCTACAAAACCACCTGTTTCTCTGTAATCTTTTTCCATACCATCCATATCTAATAATGGCATAGTTTTCTTGGCCACTGGTTCTTTAGATCCTTCTTGATAACCTATTCTCATTAAACCACCACCTGCTCTAAATGCTCTTGCTAAATATTTATCAGGGTTAGCTCTTATCTCTGCAATATCAATACCAGTTTCATCAGATATTTTTTGTGCTTCTTCTTCTTGTTCTGGTGTCAATGCTCCTGCTATCACTGATGCTCCTAATATACCACCTAAAGCTGTCGGCATTAAAGATCCACCACCTTTTGTTAAACCTAATTTTGTAAGTAATCCTTCTTTAAAAGGCACAAATGGTTGACCTACTCTTGATCCCGCTTGACCAAATAATGAACCCATAATTCCTTCAGCTCCACCTAAAGCTTGAAAACCTTTAAAACCACCATACAACAATGCAGCTTTACCTATTGGTGACTTTGCAATTTTCTTGACTGCTCTTGTTGCTTTCTTAACTAACTTACCTAAACCATACATTTGTCTTGCTGATTCAAAATCATACTCACCACCTATCGGTCCACCATCAGCTCTAAATGCTAATCTTAAACCCTCGTCCTCTTCTGTTGTATCTGTTTCTTGGTTCATGTTGCTTGGTATTTGAGCAAATGTTGTGTCTACAGGTAGCACTTGATTTACACCACCTTCACCACCTACACTACCAATTGGATTACCAAACGCATCTATTTCATTAGCCATTCTTGCGTCCATATAATCTTGATATTTTTGTTCTAATTGATCTTCTGTTAAATCATCAAGAGTTCCAAAATTTAAACCCTTTATTTTACCAGCTCTTATTGCTTTTTCAAATTGTGCTCTATTTTTTGCTGTGTTAAAATCTGAAAATTTTTGAAGTTGTTTGTTAAATAAATTAGTTGCTATGCCAATAGGACCCAAAGGAGGTATTTTTTTAACTTTAGGTTTTGTTGCTTTAAATTTTTCTATTTTTGCTATGTTACGCTGTCTCTCTCGTTCTAATCCTGTGTCTCTTTCAACCGATCCTCTATCTCTGTCTATTCCAGTATTAGCAGCTCTGCCAGTTTCAGGTCCTTTTTCTTGACCCATATCGGAACCACGATACCCAGGTCTTTTATTACCTTTCATCGGTGGGTTTACTAGTTGTTGATATTGTTGTGCGTTTGTTATGGCCATTTGTCTATTCTATTTTGTTTCTCCAAATAAATCAAGGCTAGGCATAATAACTCTAACATCTTTTCTTATGTCAGATTCTGGTATTCCCTTTGATTTCCAGTCACTATCGTCCTTATACACTTCACCTGTTTTCATATTAGTTATTGTTGTTATAACTTCTTTTGGTTCTAATATTGGTATGTCTTTCACTATGTTGTTACCTCTCTTGGCTGTATTTCTAATATTGAAGCGACTATGTGCAGCCTATTCGCATAACCAGCTTGTACTTTCAATACTTCACCCTCCTCCATTACAAGAGGTTGACTTAAAAGTTCTGTTGTTGCATTTCCGCCAATGCTTTTACTTTTAAATAAACTAAATATAGTGCCACTTGAGTTAACCAAAGTAATATCGATTGTTGTGCCTGATCCAGAGTCATCAGATACCAACAATGATTTTACAACAGCAGACTTAAAACTAGGCACTGTGTATAGTGTGGTTAGGTCTGTTGTAGTTAAATCTACTTTTTTATTTATAAAACTATTAGCCATTAATTTAAAAAGAAGTTAAATGCTTCTACCTCATCTTTTAATTCCTCTTGAAACGTTGTATTTAATTTTTCTACAATAGCATCGAGATCTCTTACTTGTGCCTCTGCTGTTGGCAGATCATATTGTTCTGCTGGTCTTGTTAATACTTGTACTATCTTTGCCATTATCTACGTCCATCTGGTTGCGTGTCTAATCTAAAAGTTCCTAATTTCCAACTTTGAGATGACGATGTATTTTCTATTTTTAAAGCTATAGCTCTTGCTCTTGCACGTGTATCTACTTTTTGTGTAGATGATGAAACTGTAAAAGGACCTAATGCAGATCCAGACTGACTGTCGTTTGGATAATTTCTTAATTCTAATGTAACTTGTGTATTTCCTGTTTGTGAAATAAAGTCAGGTATAAATCTTCTTATCTTCATTATAAATTCACCATCTCCTCTAAATGTTGCAACACCTGTTGATTGTCCTGTAGCTGATGCCCTTTGTTGCGTAATGTCAAAATCTCCTGAAGATATGTTTGCAAGTATGGCAGTGGTTGTACCACCTTGAACTTGGTCAGTTCCTGTTTCATGTTCATAGTATATTGTCCTACCCTCTGTATTACCTACAACATCAAAAGACGAATCATTACCTGCGGTGTATTCTAAAGCATGTGGTGATCCAAATACAGCAGAGTCCTCCCACATAGTTCTAGCTAATGTTCCGTTTGTCCACACAGGTCTTTGTGGTGATGAATCAAAATAATTATATGCAACCATTCTATTTACAACAGATGATCCTGTTGTTGGATAAAACCACATAACCTCACCAAATAAATTATTTAACCCTGCTGATACCATTTGATTACCAGATTCTAAATTTATATTATTATAAACATGATCTTCTACCAAACATGGTAATGATTCTAACTTACCAGCATATCTAAAGAAACCATTCTCTGACATCCAGTATGCAGCACCATCTACTTCTACACAGGCATTCTGCCCAACAAGTCCACAGTTAGTTCCAACTTGTGCAAACGCAAACGTAAATGGTTGTCCAACAAAACGTTGTGTAAATAAAGCTGTATCAGTCCAAACATAAATTGCATCACGACCTCTGATTGCTCCTCTGATTTGTGATCCGTCGGCTAATCTTTGTGTGCCAGCTGTGTTAGTTGCTGTAGGTGTATAAGTGTTTATGTCCTCTTGATCAGAGAATCTAATAAACATATCATCTTGTGTAGATGTATCACCTATCGTTGTTTCTGTTCCAAAAAATACTAAGTGCCTGTCCGGTGTAGATACCAACATATGTCTTGATGCAGTCGGTGCACCAGATATAATACTTGCTCTTGTTGACTCTGCATTTGTTGCAGCAGAGTTCCATTCAAATACAGCACTATCATGAATTAAACAAATTGCTTTGTCACCAAAATTATCTAATGACCACATACCTGGTTCTAATACCAAGTCTCCAGATGCTGCCTCACCCCATGCAACAAAGTTTGTTGTGCTTGTAACAGTTGCTCCACCACTATGTGCAGCTTTTGTTGTACCTCTAACTTCTCTTGTTACACCTGTTAGTTCGTTACCAGATATACCTGTATAAGATATTTCTTCATTATCTATTTTTATAAAGTTAGTACCAGAACTTGGAAACTGTGATACATCTCCTAATATAATACCAGAAGTTACAGTATCATTAATACCATTCGTTAATGTAGTTGCTGGTTCACCTGCAACTTCTCCACCCCAAGATCCTAACGACCAACCAAAACCTTTTGCTTGCACCGCTGGTCCGACAGGATAATAATGTTGAACTCTAATACCGCCTGATGTTGTTGCACCAGATCCAGATTCATTGCCTGGCATTGTAATAGTAATTGTTGTGCTTGTAGGCACAGTCGTTACCATAAATTTTTTGTCATTAAAATCAGATGCACCATAATTAGAATTAGTTATAGATGAAAAATTATCTAATAAAATTATATCTTGTTCGCCAATATTATGTGGAGAACTAAAAGTTATTGTAACTGTTGATGATCCATTAGTTGTGGTAAATGCACTTGTAAGCGTTGTTGTAGATTTAATAGGATGTATATCGTAAAATACACCACCTGAATATGCATACAAAATTCTGTTTGTGCCAATAATTGCATACTTTCTTGCTTTACTATTTACAAAATGATGCAATCCTCTACCTGCTCCAGTAAGAGCATCATCACCTAATTGTTTCCAACCACCTATTTTCTCAGGTGTACCATATCTAAATCTAACATTATCACAATCAACCCATTGTCCCTCTGCTCCTGTTGGTGTGATTTGTTTATTAATACCAGGTTGAAACCCTATTTTTTGTAGCATATGACCTCATTATATTACATATTCCGCAATGGCGGAACACCTAACATCGGCCTTTTGTCGAACCTATTCTTTTCAGCAAAAGGACCATTTACATGGTTATAATGAAGGAATACTTGACCACAAACATTACCTTCAAACGGTTCTCTCCAATGCTCTAAATCACAACCACTATACACTAGCATATCTCCTACATCAAGTAAGACTTTTGTGCCTTTAGGTGCATTTGGTTTATGTATCTGCTTATACTCATCTATAACTGTATTAGCCCCCGTGCCATCGATAAATATAGGCCATGGATCTCCACCTAGGTTTAATGTAGTAGATATTTCACAGGAAGGTCTATCTTTGTGTCTTTTTAATATATCACCCTTTTTATAAATTCTTGCATAAGAATATGTGGGAATAAGATCCAACCCCGTTTCTTTTGCCATCACAGGTAACATTTTTACTAACAATGTTTCCATAGCAAAATCTGCATAATGTGAATATGTATTAGGAACTTGTTTATCGGTCCATGTTCCTAACATCCCTGTATCATATGTTATATTGTTATTATACATCCATTGAACAGCATCACGTTTAAGTAAAAAATAATTAAATATAAAATTAGCTAACTCGTAGCTAAGCGCACCTTTGATTACTTGATATTTATTGAAAGCCATGTTGTATAAAATTAAAACTTACTGATATTCTTATATCATTAGATAAATTGGGTTCAACACTATGCCAAAGGTAAAAGGGAAACATTATAATTCTACCTTCAACAGGTTCTAAATGCACTTCCCTCCATAAATGTTTTGGTGGTTTTCCTTTTTTTCTCATGGGCATATTTAATTGCACTCCTGGTCTAGGGTCATTACAAGATAACTTACCAGAGTCTTTTGGAGCTTTAACATAATACACGCCACTAAATAAACTATTAGGATGTATGTGAGGAGCATTATATCCACCTGGTGGATTTATGTTAGCCCACATGTTACCTAATAAAGGTTCTCTATCTAACCACTCTTCTTTCCATATATCTTGCATCATTAAAAATAATTCATTTACCAAAGGTTTAAATACAGGTATCTTGTGCATTTCAGTTGTAGAATGCCAACCATTACGATTTGTTTTTTTAACACCCGGATCTCGTTTAGACCACTCAACAATTTCATTTGCAAAAAGTTGATTATCTAATTTAACATCTTTACCGTATATGGTTGTTGGAAAAAATTGTTCTTTAATCATCTAAATGGTTTGCCTCCAAACCAAACAACAAGAGATTGCCTAACACCTTGTGTTACCGGCTGTACTCTATGATTTATAAATGATGCAAATATAATTGCATGACCTTGTTTAAGTTCTGCAAATTTTCCAGGTGCCATAAGTTCTAAATGTCCTCCCTCAAACTCCGATGGATCATTTAATAATAATGTCATTGATATTTTTCTAACAGGTGGTTCATGTTGCATGTTTACATCACAATCCATATGCCAATCATAGAATCCACCTTCTGGATATTCTGTAAACTGTGCATTCTCTGTAACTTGTATGTCACCAAAACCAAAATGATTTTCATTTGCCTTTTGTATAAAATTATTAAGATCACGATACATGTGTCCCATTTCTTTAAATGGTATCCAACTAATTGTTGTAACTCTTTTTTTAGTATCTGTTCCTCCACCTGGTTTACCCATACCTACTTGTGCTTGTTGTGGTGGTTGACGTCTACCACACTCTATAATTTGTTTACATTGATCAGGTGTAAACAATGGTGTCGTTGTTTGTATTATCCAACTCTTCCATTTAGGTTCTGTAATGTGTCTGTTTTCGTACATTAACTTACTCCTCTATTTCTAATTGGGTCATACTGCACGTCCACATTTGCAGCTAGTGTTCGTCTATATCCTTCTCCATTAAATGGATATACTGTATGTCTCATGTCATATGGAAAAATAAAAAAGTCTCTTTCTTTTATATCTGGTTGATAATCTACGTTTGCAAACTGACCTGATGCTGATCCTAATATTTGTAATCTACCATTTTGTGGTGCGTCTGGTGATGAATATTCTACACCAAAACTTTTAGGTAATTTTAAAATCATTACACTAGATAAACCAGTAAACAATGTTCCTTGATGCACGTGCACTGGATTGTATTCATGTTCAAACATTTGATTTACCCATATAGAATTTAAATGCATTTCATATTCTTTTACTTTGTTCCATTGTAAATAGTGTGTAAATTTTTGATGAAACCATTGCAATACGTTTTGTGGTAAATGATTATGTCTAATCATTTTTTCAGTATTTTTACCATCAAAAAATAAACTATGTTCTTTTTCTATTTTACCAACCAATTGTTTATTAGCAGGTTTAAGTTCAGGATATTTAGTTTCATAGATATGATTAATAGTGCTGAATACATCTAAGGGTGCTTGATACTTTAATACTGATTGACCTAAAAATATAAATTTAAAATCTGATGTGTCCATATTTTTCTTTTATCCTTTCTGGAATTTTTTCAATATAAGGATTATTTATCTTTCTAACAACATTTCTAATAGTATGCATATTCTTTCCTACAATGGTATCGTCATATTTCATATCATTAAGTTCTACTTGTTGCAAGTTTTCAAATCTGTGATTGTAATAAGGTTCACCTATAAACTTATATATTTTTTTAAACTCTTGTTCTGGTTGTGCAACTAAATCATCATACTTAACAAAGTGACATATATCTGGATAATTAAATGCATTTTTAATTGCCTCCAAATCTTTTGCAACAGCACCTTTATTATTCATAATCATACTTAATTTTTTTTCGTCCGTATCTAAGTTATATCTATTAGGAAAAGCATCAGGATTTTCTGTATACCACTGCATATAACTTGCGAGCACATCCATTAAATCTCTAAGTAATACAATACATTTAAAGGGACGTTTGTAATGTTTTTGCATCAATTCAAAATTGCCAACAGTTGTGACAGGACCTCTATCTATAATTATTTTTTGTGGCCAGTCTTTGTAATAAACATCATACACAATATCTAATACATTATCTAATGACTTGTGATCTGGATAATTTAAAAACACATCTGTATTTTTTAATAAAAACAAATCTTTCATTATTTCTAACGTAATAGAATTAGGGGTTGCTGCTATATCAGGGTTTTGATTCATAATACTTGCAAATAAAGTATTACCTGATCTTGGCATTGCCACTAAAAAGAATAGTTGTTTATTTTTCTTTGGCTCCGAGGTCACTGGTTAATTGTTCTTTCTTGTTGTAAATCATTTCTCCTGATTTCTTAACTCTTTCTATACTTTTTAATTGACCTAATACATTAAATATTTCTGGCTGTGAAGAACCTGATGATAATGTCTCTGCTTTGTTTTTCATAATCATATGATAAGAATCTAACTGATGTCTGTTAACATCTTGAGTATCAAATGTTCCATCGTCAAATTCTTTTTTTAACGTAGACCACAGTTTGATTTCTCTCATTCTATCTTTAGCTACCAATTGCATATTAGCTAAACCATATCTAGCTTCATCTAAATCTATTTGATACTTTGTTAATTTGTATTCGTCTTCTTCTGTCTCAATTTTTTTCTCTAACCATTTAACTTTAGCTTCTTGTCTTCTGCAATCAAATGATAAACTCATTAAGTTTTCTAAAAATACGTTTTGTTCTCTAACACACTGCCAATACTTTGCAGCCTTTGTTGGATATTTCATATCTTGAAGAACAGACATTCTCATTTCTGTCTCTGTTCTAAATACTTGTTTCTTGGTCCATGTGTCACGAAGCTCGGCTGTCATAGCC